TCTCTAGCTCGTCAAGTATAACGGTTTGAGCCTCGGCAAGCCTACCGGATTCGGTCAGGCTTTTAATTACTTGCTTTTGGTCTTCGCTGAACTGAATACCCGACCGGCTTAACGCGCTAAGGTTTGCAATCGGATCATTCAACGCTTTACCCAATTGAATGGATGCGCTTTTTAGATCGCCATCTAATCGCGTGGCAAGATCCAAAGCAACGGACTGCGTGCGGGCAAACTGATCGCCGGCAATGTTCGTAAACGTCAGCAGTTGCGAAGTTGCATCCTTTAATATTTCTTCATCCCCGAATATCGTTTTGGTTTGCAGGTCGCTGGCCATCTGCTGCAACTGCTTGGAAGTATATCCAACGGTTGAACCGGTGGACTTCAAACCCGCCTCGACCTGTGCAATGGCTTTGGCCTGTTGATCAAATGCTTTTACCGCTGTAAAGCCAAGCGCCGCAATCGGTGCGGTTAGCCCCATGGTCATGGACTTGCCGAGCTTCTTGGTGTTCATACCAAAGCGCTGCATTTTTTTCATAGACGAGCCGAGCGCCTTATCAAATTGCTTTGTTTGCGCTCCTATCGTTACGATTAAATCGTTCAGCTTTGCCATTGGTCTCTTTCTAGTATTCGCTGCCTAAGTTCTTCCTTGTTAAGCTTACCGGCCTTGGCCTTTGGTTTCTCCCATGGGAATTGCATCAGGTCCTTTGGCTGCAATTTACGCCCTTTTTTTAGGTGGGGCTGCATGATCATAGAACCAAGCCACCGCGTGCGCTCCCACTCCATCCGCTCACGTATCTCTTCACTCTCACGGTTGGCGTCAAGTGCTAGGCTGACCTCGCCAAATGTCATTGACCAAAACGCAGAAGGGGATAGGCGCAATATGCCCATCCCCATCCGTATAATATCCGGCCAGCCAATCGGCTTGTCTGTGCCGTCTATGCTTTTTTTTCGCTGCTATATTCGCCGAGTGCGTCAAAGCATTGGGTGACGTGTTCCAGCGTTATGTGATCTTCAAACGTCATCAAATCCATATCGAAATCTTGACCTTCAAAGCTGCATCCACATTCAACACCGACGAAGCAAAGGTAGGCGCAGGCGTCTGCGCTCAGCTTTGACGGATCGGATAGGCTGAACACATTGACCTTGGTCTTACGTTCAAACTTCTTCAGCGCCTTCATGCTGTACCGCACTGGGTACTCTGTGCCATTTACTTCAATCATTCAGCTGTCTGTGTAATTGCGCCAGTCAATTCGAAAGTAGCTGAATAGGTTGCTGTGTCTTCTGTGCCACCTGACTGCTCAAGGCTAGTAATAAAACCGCTGGCGCTATAATTGAAATCTTCTCCAACGACTGGAGTAGCTTTCGCAAACTTTAAAGCCAAAGCCGTGCGATTGTCCAAGGCTGTAAACAGATCGGAAACGTCTTTGTTTGCACTGTCGTTGTAATCAATCAAACCGCTTACGCTGATTGATCCAGACTTTACACCACCGAGCAGCTCACGGAATCCCGCGCTGTCCTTTGTAGTGATGTCAATCGTTTCCATGTTTAAGGAAATTGAGCAATCTGTGGCCGCTGCAATCAGCGTGCTATCAATGTAAACCCCTAGTTCTGTACCGTTAAAAATGGCCATTTTATTCTACTATTAAATCGTTATTATCTGAGTCCGTTTTTTTCTTTGGGGCGTCGAGGTATCCCTTTGCTTTTAGTTCTGCGGCAAAGTCAGAAGTAACTGACGGCGTTGCGCCTTTCTTCCAGTTGTTACCGCGTAGCTTGCACGCCTTTTGAATTGTGACCTTCATGGCTGCAAGTTAATCAATTTCAGGTTGATCCGGAAACCAACCATTTTCATCCATATACTCCTGCGTTCGAATCGTCGTGTCACTCGGCACGATATGCCCAAACGGGAACTTCTGATTGACTTGAACGTAACTGCTCAGGCTGTACCGCTCATCATTTGAAAGCTCAGGGAAGCACGCCACAAGGCGTTCGAGCGTTGCCGCTGGGTGAACGTTTATGATGTAATCGGTGTCCACTTGCAAAGCGTTCTGTACTCCGTCAGGGTGCACCACGATACCGAACACGGCTGAATGTACCTCCCACTCTGCTTGTATGAGAACGGGTCGGCTGATGTTGTACAGCTCGCGGGTAATTTGCTTTGCCCGTGCTTCGCTTGTCTGCGTGTCCGTTGGTAGTACGATTATATATCCGTTCATTAGAAGATGTCGTAGAAGGTGTTAATGTTGGTTTCGATTCCTGAGCGGTTGGCGGATTCGTCGGAGGTGTAAATAACAATTTCTGAGAACGGCCCATCCCAACTGCGAGCGGAGCTCCCTCTATCCTGCGTTAAATAATCACTTTGACCGCTTGCGCTGCTGTGTATCATTGTGAATAGGCTTTGCGTTGTCGGTTTTGCGGTTGTTGTGTATGTTGTCAAAGTGCCATTTATGTAGTTGTTTCCACCTGTCACATATGATGCGGCACTGCTTGATAATATCACACCGCTGGCGCTTCTGTAGTCATTCGTGCTAAATGCCCCCATAAAGTTCGTGCGGGATTGTACCCCTGAACTACTGCGAACTGTGAAAATAGTTTGAATATCGCTGATTTGAGTGAACACCAAATTGCTGTTACCTGCAGTGCTAAATTCAATAGTTGGCTTTGTGCCGTCAGTCACTACCGCCGCCGCTGTGCCGTCGTAAATCTTCGGCATATTCGCGGTGTTCGTTTGGGTCGCGTGGTTGCTTCCTGTCTGCGAATACCACTTCGAGACGAACCCATCGGATGCCCCACAGTGAGCCGCCAGTGCAACCGTATCCAACTCACCGAATACATTGAAGCCGATGTCCGCGTAGCTGCTCCCGTTGTAAACCTCTACCGCGTCACCTGTGTATGCCGTGCGCATCAGTCGCAAAGAATAGCAAGCAGCGGCTCCCGTGTACGTGTCGAGCAGTGGCGTGTTTTGGGTGAAGTAGTCGCCTACGTTTTCTTCGATGCTGGTGCGGTTAGCTGATTTGTCGGATGGGTAGGTAATAATTTCTTGAACTAAACCGTCACCTAATTGTGAGCCGTTGCCGCTACCCATAACACCAATATTTGCGGTGTTCGTGCTATTTATTGGGCCAGTCCAACCCGCAATGCTCGACGACGTATTGCTACCATTATAAGCGTAATTGTACGCTCCCGTTGAGCCGTTGAAGTTTAAACTCCTGACCTGCTGTGTTAAATCTGCTCCAGATAAGGTTCGGCTTAAATATCCTGTATTATTATCATTTATCTGAAGATATCCACTACTCGAATAAATAAAAAACCCTTGCGCTCCTGTAATGTCGTCACAAAACAATCTTTTAGTATTACTTAATGAATCGAATTTAGAGACCGAATAAATCGAAAGTCCTGATGTATAAGTTAAATTTCCAGAATTACTCAAATAATCATTGGAGCCGTCAAAGTCTAACGCTACTTTTCCGTTCTCCTTCACTAACGCGCCCCCCGTGTAAATGGTCGGCTCTACTCCCGTGCTCGGTGCTGTCGCTGTGTTCCCGTTTCCTGACTGGTCAAGCCACTGATACACCGTGCAAGTCGTACCCGTGCAGAAAGTATTGATAGCTGCCTCGTCAATGTTCCCCGAACCGTCGAACCCTATCGTCTGAGTAGTCGAATCCGATGCCCTGCGAATCACCATGCAGTCCGTTACATTGCCGTTCAGCCTGCGCGTGGAATATGCCGCCTCGGCTCCGCTGCCATACGTCTCATTTAAAAGCCCCGTGAACGCGGGTGCGGCTGTTACCTCCTCCCACGATTGCGCTAAGGTAAACGGCGGCACGCCATAGGTTGCGCCATCTTCGAAGCCGTCAAACACGGCAACCGTATCCGCGTACGCTGTATCGTCCGCGAAGGTGTGGATCAAAGTATAGTCACCAATGACGTCCGCGTCTGTAATGAATCCCGTCTTGTGGTAAATCTTTCGAACGATTACTTTGCCTGCTGTTGGTGTATCGGGCGAAGCGTCTATAAAAATACCGTCACCTTCTGACTTGACACTATAACCGCGTTCAAAATAAACGCTAGGCATTTGCAAACCCGTTTCAACCTCATCTTCGAAACGGTTGGTATAACTCACCTGCGATTTAAACGCGCCCGCTGTCGCGTCGTATATAAGCGCCTGATTACCTGCTGGCGTGCCGACTATTGTAACGTCGCTCAAGTCGTTTAAATCCGTAGGCACGGCGCTTGTATCGGCCTTCGCATTAAGCGCTGTCTGCGTGGCTGTACTTACTGGCTTATCCGCGTCGCTGGTATTGTCGACGTTGCTAAAGTCTGCGCTGTTTGCCTTGGCGCTTAGTGCCGTTTGCGTGGCCGTGCTTACAGGTTTGTCCGCGTCGCTGGTGTTGTCCACATTGCCCAACCCCACTTCGCTTTTTACAA